AGCACTCCCCGACATATCCGCCTCGCGCCCCAGCAGGCCAGCCAGTTGACGAAGACGATTCAGATTTTCTTCTTTTGTTGCCATCTCAGCCTCCTGTGAAAAAAGACACGGGGGCATTTCGCCCCCGCTCACGGATTATTTCACCTGTACCACCACAAACTCATCCGGATCCGGCAGCACCATCAGCGGAGCGGACTGCGTCATGGTGAATTCACAGGACGGATCGCCCACGGTCAGCCAGTGTTTCGGGTAACGGGAAGAAGCCACCACTCCTTCAGACAACGCCTGTGCATCCTTAATGGCACCATAGCAACGAATGCCCTCTGCTGCCGTATTCCCCAGCACCAGCATGCCCTCCGGCAGATAACGTTTTTCGGTACCGTCCTCTGCCACATAAGACGTTTTCGCCACCACAATGGCCAGATCGCCGTAATACCCCTTGAAGGACACCACTGCGCCCAGATCTTTCACTGCCGTTTCGAGTTGTGAATTTGAGCCGCGACGGGTATCCAGTTTTTCGCGGAACAGCTTAAAGCCATTCAGCAGACGCCAGACCGTACCGTCCATAATGGCGATATTCACAAGGCCGCTGGCCTGATCGCAGTAGAGGTCAATATCATGCGTCGGATCAAACGTATCACGGTCCTGCTCAGACCATTTTTTACCGTCGGCCTGCTCAATGTTATTTCCTTCAGAGCGTCCGAAATCCACCTCGACCGTGTCAAACTGTTCCCCTTCCATGGTGTATTTGCCATACAGCACGGCATTCACCGCCTGCATTTCTTCCACCTGGACAATAGCGTGCTCTTCCTGTTTGAGGTTATCGGTAATGATACGCAGACGACGGTAGGCCGGGTCGTTCAGCTGAGCCGGATCTTCACCGGGAAGGCGCTCAACCGCCTGCTGGTAATTAAATTCGTGTTTCGGCTTGACGTAGCCCGGACGCAACACGCGGGTTTCACCACCACGATGGCGCAGCACTTTTCCTTCAACGATCGGGGAGACATAGGCCGCCACCGGCGTTTTTCCGGTAATTTTGTCCAGCATCACCTCTTCGGTGTGGAAATTCACCGTACGGCGGAAAAACAGCTCCAGAAATAGCGCACGGAATTTAACTTTTTGTTCGGTATAACCGAGTAACTGGCGGGTCGTAAACAATCCCATAAATCAGTTCCTTTCATTCAGAAATCAGTCAGGCCACCATGGTGGCCTGATAACGTGTTACGGCAGAGCCGCGTGACTCAGGGCTGTGCCGGCAAAGGCATTTGCCTTTTTGTGTTCATCCACACTGTCAGGCCAGCGGATTGCCTCCGTCGCAAAGGTCCCCGACTTGTAATAGGTCAGCACCGTCTCTGTGCCTTCAAGCGGCAGTACCAGTATGCCAACCGCACTACCGGCTTTCTGTCCATCCCAGACCACCAGTTTCCCGGTGACTTCATCCAGCATCAGGGGCGTCAGAGCCGGTGTTGCAGAAGAAATCCCGCTGCTGCCTGTGGCGGTATGAGCCGGATCATTACCGGCAAAAATACGTACTTCCGCACGCTGTTCAGTGATGGTTTTCGTCACCATTTTGTTAAAACCTCATATTGATGGTCAGCACTGACTTCATGGCATGGCCATGAGCATTTTCACGTCCGCATCACCGTCTGCTGACGTCTGTGACACGCCACCCCGCACCGCTGCCGGTGAATGATTCGCCATGAAATGTTCAAACAGGGCGGTTGTGGATGCAGAGACCGGTTCGGCCTTACCTGATCCCGCAGCCAGCACAGCCCGGGTGTTCTCCACGGTCATTCCCGGGCAGGCCGCCAGTTTTTCAGCCTGCGCTTCTGCCCCTTTTGCCTCATCCAGGGCCATGATCTGATCACGAAGTGAGGGCCCGGCATTCGCCTGCGGTGAGGCAGCCAGGATCGGGCGGGCTTTTTCCACCGTCATCTCCGGCATCGCCGCCAGCGTTGCCGCCAGTTGTTCACGACCGTTCGCTTCTTCACACGCCATAATGCGATCGGCTTCACTCTGCGCGGATGCCACCGGCTGCTGTGGTGCCGCCGCGGCCAGAATCGCCCGGGCCTGTTCAATGCTCATGCCCTGTTGTCCTGCCAGCATCGTGGCAAGCTGTTCACGTCCTTTCGCTTCCTGACACGTCAGGATCCCTATCACTCGCTGGTTCTCCTGCGCGGCAGCTTCCGTTGCAGTTAATTGCGGCATAGTGCCTCCTGTATCATGAGTGTTCAGCGCCGCAGCCATCACGCTGATGGCATCCGACGCATTGATTAATTCATCCGCCAGTCCGGCCTTAATAGCGGACTGACCTTCAAAAACGGCAGCCTCTGTCCCCGTGACAGCTTCCACAGACAGCCCCGTATACATCGCCACTTTTTCGGCAAACATCCGGTGCGCCGCATCAACCCGCTGCTGCATGTCCTGACGCACCTCTGCCGGTAAGGCTTCAAACTGATTGCCATCCACCTTGTGCGCCCCGGCATAAATCAGCGTGATATCCACCCCGGCCTGCGCCAGATGACCGGCATAGCTGACATGGCTCATCATCACGCCAATGGAGCCGATACGGGATGTCTGGGTAACCAGCCGTCGGGAGCAGGCCGACGCCAGCAGCATGGCTGCAGAACAGGCCGTGTCATTGCACAGTGCCCAGACCGGCTTCTGCTGACGGAGGCGGTAAATCATGTCAGCGCAGTCAAACGCGCCGGCGGCCTGCCCGCCCGGACTGTCAATGTCCAGCAGTACGCCCCGCACCTGGCTATCTGCCATTGCCTGCTGAAGACAGGCGACAATGCCGTCATAGCCTGTCATTCCGGAAAATGGCCGCATACCGCCCAGCCGGTGCACCAGCGTGCCGGTCACCGGCAGTACAGCAATACCGTTCACCACCCGGTAAACACGGGCCGGTCGTTTACCTCCGGCCATGTACTCGTCCGTTTCAGCCAGCATTCCGGGAGCATCAAGCTGTACCTGTTGTTGTGGTACCGAAAGACTTGCTGCCCCCATCTCGCGCCCGAGCGCGCAAAAGAAAACCCGCGCATAGGCGGGCTCCAGAAGCAGCGGTTCATTGAATGCTGCGGCAATAATGTGTGAAAGATTACGTCTCACGTGGTGTTGTCTCCTCTTCCGGCCTGCGACTCTCCGCTATCTGCTGCTGATACGCCTGCGCTATCCACACCGGACGTGAGAGTCCGGCTTTTTCCCGCTCTGCAGATTCCCTGACCTGCTGGCGGAAAATGTCCTGATAATCCTCGCCCATCAGCGCCAGCTCTTTCTCATACGTGCTCAGTCCGGCCTCAATGCGCATCACTGATTCCTGAACCTCCTTGAGCCCGTCAATGGCCATTCTTCCGGCTCCAATCCACTCAGCCCGTGACCAGGCTGATCGCGCCTGATAAAAATCAAAACGTGCCCGTGGCGGACGAATAATCCCCCGAAGAAGTGCCTCTTCCAGCCAGCAGGAAAACATCTGCGTGGCCAGCCGGGACGCAATAAATTTTCGCCGCCCCATAAAATAGCGCCACGACTCATTGGCGGATGCGCGGGCACTTGAATAACTGACCTTCGAGTAATCACGGGACAACTGTTCGTAGGAAACGCCAAGACCGGCGGCGATATACCGCAGCAGCGCCTGTTCAAGCGCCGAAAATCCATTGTCTGAATCCTGCGCGGTCTGAAGTTTCAGATCATCACCGGGGAAAAGGTGCGGAATTTTGACACCGCCCAGCGTCACGCTATTCGTGTCATACCAGGTGGAGAACTTATCCAGAATATTAATAAGCGGATTATCCTTCTGCCCCTGCGGCGCACCGGCGATATATTCAAAGGCCTTTTCGGTATCAAGTTCACTTTCAATCGTCGCTGCATACATCGCCTTCACTATGGCCGACTGAAGCTGTGTTGCCTGCAGGGAATCGAGCATCTTCAGCCGTTCCATGACGCTGTAAAACTGATTAGCCCCACGGGTCTGCCCGTCCTCCACCGGCTCGAAAATATGCAGCATGGCCGGACGCCCGGTGGGAAGTTCACGCGGGATCCGTTCCCATCGTCCACTACCAGAGAACGGAAAATCGTCCTCACAAATATGGTACGCGACGGCACGGCCATATCGATCGACCTCCACACCGGCCCGCAGAAAACGGTTCCCCATACCGTGTCCAGGCGTGTCCACCCGTTTCGGACTCACGGCTTTAAAACGCGTACGGAATAACTGCGTGGTTTCCGTATCCCAGACCGGCTGCACAAAGATTTCGCCGTTAAACGCATGAACGCCCACACCTTCACGGATAAATTCCGTGAACGTGCGTTTTCCTTCCACGTCGATCTCGCCAAACATCCCTTCGGCGTATTCCGACCAGGCCGCCTCCACCTCATCGACAAAGCTTTTTGCTGCGGTCTCCCGCATCCCCAGCCAGCGCCAGTTCGGACGGTAGCTGATCAGAAACATATGCCCGACAATGTGATCCTTATGCAGAGCCACCGCATTAGCCGCTATTCCGTTATTGCGCACCAGATCATCTGCCCGGGCATTCCCCAGACGCAACGCGGGTAGCAGGGCCGCATCGGCACTCTGCGCCGGTGGCAACCACTCAGCCATTTGCCCGCCAAATCCTGCACCGCCCCCGTTGTAGCTGAGACTCTCACGAAGCGGAACGCCGTTCACATCAATCAGGACAGGCGTTCGTTTCATAACCTCACTCCCAGCGGACGACGGCGACGCCGGGTTGTCCCCAGTACCGACTCCGCATCATTGATCGCCCGGTTAAGCTCATCCAGAGAAGCCGCCGTATATTCAATTCTGCGACCATCTTTCTGGACAGACACCACCCGTTTACCGGTTAATAAATCAAGGCGCGCCTGACGCAGCGCCTGCAGTTCAGCGACTGTAACCATTCACTCCTCCGGACAGCTTCGCTGCCAGTTCTTTAAGGGTTGGCCGGGTCGTCTCTTCTTCCCGGGATTTTGCCAGTACAGCCAGATCAAGCTGCCAGCGTTGCACGGACACACGTAATGCCGCGTAGGCATACACCAGGCAGTCCAGCGCTTCGTTACGCCGCTTTTTGTTATCCCACAGCAGACGCATCTTTCCTTTTTCCCACTTCTCCACAAGCTCTTCCGCGACCAGTTGCTGCGCCTCTGTCTGCGAAAAAATCTCCGGATCATCAGGAAAACGGATGGCATACGACGTGGCTTCATCCGCAGGCGTGGGATCGGCTTTCATACGGGCATAGAGAATTTCTTTTGCGGTGTCCGTCCCCACTTCACACAGATACACGCCCCGCTGATTGCGGGTTTTTGGCATGGTGATCACCGGCTTGCCATAGACAGATGCGCCTTTTACCGGCAGCACCCGGAAAACACCGTGTTTTTTTGACCTCTGATAAACGATTTCGCCATCGATCCCCCCGATGTCCCAGCAGACACGGGAAATGGTCATTTCGGTTCCGTCTGCATGGCGGTATTTTTTGTTGATCGCCGCATCCACACGTAACAGCGTCTCTTCCTCATCGGGACGCCCCATAATGATGATTTTATCCACCAGAAAGGCTTCCTCTCCCGGAGCCCATCCCCAGACATACATCTCAAAACGGTTTCGCTGCGAGTCAATGCCCGCCGTCAGATAAACCACCCGGGCAGGCACCGCCGCCGTGTAACGCACAACCTTATCCATCAGTACCTGGTGATCGAGTTTTTCGCCCACAGCCTCTTCCCAGGTCTCGCCCAGCGTGGTGTTCACAAAGGTTTTCAGGCCGTTGGGATCTTTCAGTGCATCCAGCCAGTCATAGACAATCTGTACCCAGGTGGTGAACGGACTGTACGCCGTCCAGATATGGAAAGTGATGGAGCGCGGCGGCGGAATTTCATTACCCGCAGCGCTGAAAAACGTCAGACCGTCACGGGTCCACATGCCCGTGTTTTCACAGATCCACCGCCCGTTACTCTGGTCCAGTTCAGACTGATGGATCACGCAGCCATGATGCTCACAGAGGTAGAAAACGCTTTCGGGGCTGTCCTTCTCCCATTTAAGCCCAAAAGGCGTGGACTCATCGCCAAATTTCAGATACTGCGCCTCCCCACAGTGCGGGCAGGGCACATAAAAACGCATGAAATGCGCCGACTCGTTGGCCGCTTTTTCGATCTGGCAGGAGCCTTTTATTTTAGGCGTCGAGCCGCGAATGGATTTTGGCCATACCGAGCCCTCAATACGCTTATCCCCCAGCAGGGTTGGCGAGCCCTCTTTTTCGACATCCGGCTCGAACGAGGAAAGTTCGTCATAGCAGACCACGTCCACGGATTTTTCACGGTAGTTTTTTGCTGCCGCACCACCCAGGCACCAGAAGCCCACCCCCGATGAAAAGCGTTTCAGCGTGAGAGTATTGTCACGATGTTTACGACCCAGCCACGGGGAAAGATCTTTCAGGCATGGCACGTCCCGAATCGTCGCCTCCACGTGAGACTTCATAAAATCTTCAGCGGCAGAATCCGTGGGCTGAAAAAGCAGACTGTTTCGGGATTTATGCTCAATAAAATACCCGGCGACTCCCAGCAACATCTTTGTATAGCCAACACGGGCAGATTTAATCAGATTAACAGTGCGGATCTGATCATTCCCCATACTGTTCATGATGGCGATCTGGAACGGCAGCGTTTTCCATTCGCCGTCACCGTATGAGGATTCTTTCGGCAGATAATAATACTGGTCAGCCCATTCAACTGCCGCCATCGGTACAACCCTGACCAGAGGCTGCAGCGCAACCGAAACGGCGGCCACCATATTATTCAGTTGTTGCTCTGATATATTCATCCAGCAAATCCGGTAATTTATCCCCTGCCCGCGCACACTGATTTGCGCCCTTTGCAATAAGGGTTTTCAGATGGTCAATATGACGTGGCGTTAAATCCGGGAACTGTCGCTGCATGGATAACGGAATGGAATCAAGCGTACTGGACAATGCCATCGCCAGTTTGCTGAGGGCGAAAACGCAGAAGTCTGAATCGATGAGCTTACCTTCGGTTACCTGATTTTTAAGTTTTTGAGCTACAGCCTGTTCTTCTGTCAGTTCAGCTCTGGCCCGAAGCAGCCTTTCCTCCAGTTCTCCCCCGTCATCAGGTGTTCTCTGATTGTGTTGTCGCCGCTCGCGATCTATCTCCAGTACAGTTTTAACGTCATATAAAACTTCCCTCCCCCGACGTTCAACAGGAGGAACGCCCCATTTATCAAATGCCTGAACAGAGATACCGATGGAGGAGGCCATATCACTTTTATTCAATAAAAAGGCCATCTCCTCTCCATAAGTCATCGATAAAAAGCGAAACAACAACCATGTGTTTTTGCAAAACCATTTGATATCATTGACATTTTTCGCATTGGCGACATCAAAACACATCGTAAGGTTGTTGTATTTATTTTATTTTCACCTTACTTATCAATTAGATATACCAAACAATTAAACAACAACCACCCCCTCAAAAAATCTCATAAATAGTGAAAACGCGCGAGGTCGCCGCCCCGTAACGGCCCGGATCGCCGGAAAGGACCCACGAAATGATAATGATTATCATCTATATAAGGTTTATCACAACATGTGTGTACGCCATCAAACCACGAGAAATAATCAATTATGACGCAGGTATCGTATTGATTGATCTGCATCAAATTAACGTAAAAGCAACTTCAGATAATACAAATCAGCAACACTGAATATGGGGAAACATTATGTCATCAAAGAACAGAACCCGCAGAACAACAACCCGCAACATCCGATTTCCAAACCAGATGATTGAACAAATTAACATCGCTCTTGATCTGAAAGGTTCAGGAAACTTTTCAGCGTGGGTTATTGAAGCCTGCAGAAGAAGGCTGTCAACAGAGAGTTCGGGTATGAATTACATAATTAAGTAACATGGTGTTCACAGAACACGCAGTTACCGGACACATCAGTTTTCCATTCGCTCCCTGGCAGTACAGGCTTCCCCTCTGACGGGATAGCCTGAAAAAATAACACAGAAAATTATTTGTTATAATTAATATAACTTACTCAAAAAAAAGCGACGAGAAAATCAGCATCAACGAACAATAAGCGCCAATACGTGATAACAAATGGCAGCCATATTTATCTGCAGTATAAGCAATGGACAGGATAACCACTCCAGAAACCGTCAGCATAAAATCCATTTGAACTTCCCCGGACAAAATCGACTCATCTAAAGATTTACAGCTCTTTTTATTATCAATATGTTAAAAGTAAAATAAACAGATGTTCAATAACACGAATACAAAAACGTGCTGAAATTCAATGAATCCATTTCTGTGTCATCAATTAATAGTGATAAACATCCGGCTTCTTCCACCATCGCACCGGACAGGCGACTATGAGGGGACAACGCCGCGCTCCGTTAACGCGGTAAACCCCGGTGTGTGTCGTTTTTGATTATCCCCGCACACTCGCGCAGAGGAGTCTCCCTGTCGGGCTGCGGTCTCTGTTAATGCGGGGATACGGCGACAATACCGCGCATCAGCAAAACCTATTTCAGGCACTGAGTGCGGATATAGTCCTGCGCCCCTTCCAGCTGCTTCTGCATCAGCATCAACCGTTCTCTGAGAGTGAAATAATCCCGTTCAGCGGTGTCTGCCAGTTGGGGGCCGGTTGCATTATCCACGCGGGCGGTGCCGGTGGCTTCACGCACGGGACCTGGACAGGTGGCGTTGATACGCAGGCGCTTACGACCAGCGGCAACGTCAGCGCGAAGAGTTTCATTTTCAGCTCTCGCATCGGCTAATTCCCTCGAGTATTTTGCATCGAGCGCAGCAACATCGCGCTGGCGCACCTGCATATCAGTAATGGTTGCGTTCGCCAGCTTCAGTTCACTGGCTTTGTTATCGCGCTGCGCTTTGTAGGTAATCGCGTTATCACGGTAATGGTCTGTTGCCATCCACAGCGCTCCACAGGCCACCAGCAGAATAACGATAAACGCGGAAAGCATTCGGTTTATGTTCACCCCAGCAGCCCCGACGAAGACAACATCATCCAGGCCATGGAAAGAAAAAGAGCAACCAGCATTAGTGAAAATGAAATGCCGACAATTACACAGAGGATCTTCGCCAGCGTTATGAGTTTGTCTGACATGCTTAATCTTCCCTTCACGATTTCAACGCAATGACCAGTTTTGCCAGCCCATACAGCATCGGGGACACAGCAACACCGACCGCCACCCACTTAATGGCAAAAGCCAGTGCTCTGCTGATGTCATCAGTTACAGGCGCTTTCAGTTCAAGGCCGTTTTTCATAGTCAACCTCAACAGAATTCGTTTATACTTTTCCATGTTCTCCCTTGCCTTATCCAAGGTCAGAAACACAAAACCCCGCTTGCAGCCAACAAACGGGGTTTTTACTTTTATTCACTTAGGTTTTGCCAGTTCTCAGGATTTCGTGTTATCCGTCCGCATTAGCCAACGTCATTTTTCAACAAAATATTCTGCTTATTTGTCAATTCGCCAGCACGCCAGCGCGCTCTCCTGGTCACGCCGTGAGACCTGTCCATAGCAGTTATTTGAACGAATACGGCAGTCTCTGCCACCGTCCTTAATCCACCAGCGAATCGCCTCACATGCTCCCCTGCGATCGCCAGCATTAATTCGTCTGTAAAACGTCGACGGGAAACACTTACCGGGACCAATGTTGTACGGACAGAATGACGCGATCCCCGCTTTCTGGGGTTCGGTCAATGGCACTTTGATGTTTTTCTCCACCCATGCCAGCGCCTTATCACGCTCAATGGCGTTAACCCGGTCGCATTTTTCCTTCGACAACTTCATGCCCGGAACGACAGGTTTGCCATCCACCAGGATGGCACCGCGGCAGATGGTCCAGATACCCGCGCCATCACGGTATGCCGTGGTGTGGTTACCTTCCTTTTCATCCAGAAACTGGTCGAGAATGTCAGGCGCAGGCGCACCAGCGGCAATCAGCGCCAGAACGGCAGCCGACAGGCCGTATCTGATTTTTGCGTTCATGGATATTTATCAGGATTTATCGGTTTCTGCCCACGGACAGGTTTATCTGTTCCGGTCAGTGACTTAAGGTTGTGATTCCGGAGGAGTCTTCAGAGAACCAGTAATTCTTCCCGGTAGCTTTCCTTTGTAGGTTATCCATACATTCTGCGCCTCTAAAATTACGGGGCGCTTTTCCGGCGACTGCTCATCCCCTTCACATAACCCGGCAGCAACATCCAGGAAGACCTGTCTGATGCTCCTTCTGGCTGCTGCCTCATAAAACTCCAGCGCGGCACCTTCAACACGGTCCAGCGAGATGTCCAGGTCAAAAATTTCACCGTCAAAGCGTTTTTTGTCCCGTAACGCTAAAGTTACCGTAACTTTATTCTCAAAATTGCGGATCCCTTTCACAATCAGTTTATAGTTTTGAGTCATTGAATTACTCTCCCCGTGCAGCCTTACGACGGTCCTCTCTGATTTTGAAATACAGGTTAGTCAGATATGTCAGCAGCCCAAACAGCAGACTCCCCAGCACGCCTATTGCCGCCCACTGAGACGGGGAAACCCTGTCCAGCAACTGCAGGAACCAGTAGCCCGTTCCCACCGCTGACGTGGTGTATGACACACCTGTTGTGATTTTTTCCATCTGGTACATACCCCGTCTCCCGTTATCCGGAAGCTGACAACAATAAAAAAGCCACCAGTTAAGTACTGATGGCTCTGATAACTCATGCAGGCGTCTCAGACGACCCACTGACACTACCGGTGAGTTTAACGATACCTTCCATTTGACTGGCTCACTTTTTATGATGATGCCGGTGCATTTATCTCCAGCACCAGACTTTCTATCTCAACGCCATACGTTGCATTTTTGGTAATATCCGTCAGCGTCAGTGCATTTAGTCCCACTGTCAGACTGTCTTTTATGACCTGGAATGCCGGGCCAGCCACTCCATTCAGTTTCGGAGTAACCGTGGCACTGCCGGCGGTGAACACCAGCTCCAGCGTCTGCCAGTCGTTACTGTAATTCCCGAACTCGCCCAACTTTGTGTTTCCGGCTTTCTTGTGATGCATCAGATTCAGTTTGCCGTCTGTGGTCTGGGTGAAGAACGACATCAGGAACGGGTTACCAGTCCCGGTCATCGCCACGACGTCAGGTAACGCTACATCGGTATACAGATAAATTCCCAGACCGAACTGGTTGTTGGTCAGTGCGCCTGACAGTCGAAACTTACAGCTCAGTCTGCCACCCCGTGTCAGCAGGGAGACTGCGTCATCCACCGGGCGCGTCAGGGACCAGGCTTTATTGCTCTGCTTGGTGATCTTAAATACACCATCTGACAACTGAATTCCGCCATTCTTAATGGTCCAGCCCTGCGCAGCAGCCTCTCCGGCTGTCGGCAGCAGGGAGATTGTGCGAACGGACGTATCTGCAGACGGACCCGATGGCGTGTCGCCGCCGGGCGAGGGTTTGATTTCCGGTGCCTTACCACTGATGAAGGCTGAGGTGCGCCCGGCTGCGTTCAGAATAGCGGTTGCCATACGATCGGGAATAATGCCACGACGCGCCCATGAGCTGAAATGCGTCGGGCGATTTGATGATACCCAGTTTTTGTTCGTTCGGGATGCCGAACCGTAATAACCAGACCCGACAATATCAGGATCTTCTGACGGGTTGTTTGTCGGTGTATTAACTCCGCTACCATCGGTCATAAAGGGAACAAAATAAATCTGCTGGGATTCTTTACCTTTATATGCACCATATACCACTTCATATTGCGTACCGTGTTCTTGTTTCCACGCGTATGTCGTGTCGCCACAAATCCAGGGGACTGATGCCGGACTTCCACCGTGACACTGCGCCGCCAGCCCGGCAAGGTCAGCACGGAACTGCTGTACCATTGCAAGAAATGCTGCTGGCTGCTGGGCGTAACTGGCATTCGTCATATCGAATTCCCCCTGCATCCAGCATATCGCCAGCAAAACGTTTTTCGGGTTTTTCTGCAATGCTGCCTTCGTGCGGAAAAGCAGATCCTGATATAACGGCTTACCCACTCCCCAGCGAGCCGAATCCTGACTGGCCCCCGTGGACTCGCTGAATGTCCCCTCCGTGCCCTGGGTGAATGCCGAACCACCACGACAGCATGGTACCAGCAGGATCCCCGCGTTATTAGGGATATACGGAAGCAGTTTTTTGGCAATATGTAAGCCCTGTCCGACACAGCCGTACTGCCCTTTGCTCAGGTCAGCCCGGGGATGGTTAATCGTACTCATATCCTGAACATCATGCAGACAATGGTCAGCAGGAATGATGTCGTTAAATACGCATACTTCACCACCGGGAGTCACTGTGTTACGACGGGCCAGTTGCTTAATGCGCGGATGGGGCGCATCGTATGAATCCGGAAGCGGAAGCCCTTCACCGTAAGCCATGGCATTGGACTGCCCGGCCAGTACGATGACGTAGTACCACTCCGGCTCAGTTGCACCACTGACGACCACATCACCTTCTGCTGCAATCGCCTGCATCAGGGTATAAGGGGTTATGGCCACCGGACTACCAAACGGCTGCCAGCCCTCTTTCAGTTTATGTGTCAGCTTTTCCGCAAGATCTGACGGCGACGCCGCCCTGACAACATCATAGTGTTTAAATGCCATGGTTCTTTCCACCATCTGAAAAATGATTCTTTAAAATACCTGACATGTAATACAGAAAAAACACAAAACCATACCTTAATTAAAAACCTCATCATCAAGCAGATATGCATGGATAAACTACAAGACGAGATATAAACCACCCTGCATTTAAATAAACAATAAACAACATCAGAAAAATAATTCTGCTCTATGGTTTACAATCAAAAATATCATTTATACTTTTCAGAACATCACCAGCAAGGCATAAACAAGGAAACTAAATGAAGTGGATTGTGATTGATACAGTTATCCAGCCATCATGCGGAATATCTTTTTCAGTCATATGGAGTAAAATAAAATTAATAATCTGGTATCAATCGGATGCTTTCTTACCTCCTGAAAGTATATTTACACTGACTCACACAGGCATCATGCTCAATAACAAAGTGCTGCCTGTAACCATTTACAACGTAGTACCATTCAATAAAACATTCTGGAATTTAATCAAAAACAGCCAGGAATGCCCTACAAATACAGATAACGTATTGAATGAATGCTTTAATAACCGTTGCACTCTGCAAATATGTCCTTATGGGCTAAAACAACAAAGTCCATAAGGAGTTTACTCACATCTGACAAAATCAATATAAACAGCCCCTCCGGAGAGGGGCTGGAGAGTGGCGCTATGTGCCATTGCATGGTGCCGGGTGCCTCCCGGTGAATTCAGTACCAGCACCTGAATCCGCGATTATCCCATATACCTACTCGCTGATTGCCCCTCCGCACAGGGGGATTCACCATGCCAGTTTCTTTTAACAAACTCCCCGCAAACCAGACAACAGTCAACCGCCTGAATTGTGAAGTATTTAAAAATTTCTCCCGCTAACTGATACCCGGCTAACAGTCTGGCGTTTTCTTTTTCAGCAACGGGAAAGCAGCAACCACCACACCCGCCACCAGCACACCGTCAGCCAGCACTGACATTATCCGGCTGCTGCAATGCCATTCACAAAAACAGTAAGCAATCACTTTTTACCGTAACCGGTGATAATCCAGATATGTATCTACCCCAGATGAGTAATCCGAAGTTCATCCATACCACAGGTCCTGGCTATTCTGTTGTACTCCTGAACAAGAGCAAATAATTCTGAATTAGCCACCATGAACTCATCGCAAACCCTCTGTATAGCATCACTATTCAGAATAATAACGTCTCTTCCCGAAAGACGATCAGGAGTACAGAACAAAACTGTCAAACGGCTGAAGGCCTTTGCTCGTTCTGCATTGACTATATCAATACGCTGCCTAAGGATGAAACACCCCGACGCCTCATCAATATTCACTCTACCCACACCATATGAATGATAAATATTTAATGCTGAAAAAACCATTAGACCGTATAACAAACACTCAATCAACACTTAACAGAACTTTTATTTTTGACAAACATATAATATTTTCAACAATATCTTGAGCCAGGTATATTTCAGTATAAGGCTCTGCCGAAAGGAATCTGGAAGAATGAATATGGCGCGCTGTACTGGATTCGAACCAGTGACCGATTGCTTAGAAGGCAATTGCTCTGTCCGGCTGAGCTAACAACGCATGATGCAGATAATGGACCGCCATCGGGGACTTGAACCCCGCGCAGCCAGCTTCGAAGGCTGGCGCTCTATCCCGATGAGCTAATGGCGGTATGTGATGGTGGCCCTTGCTGGATTTGAACCAGCGACCTGGCGATTATGAGTCGCTCGCTCTCACCACTGAGCTAAAGGGCCGGAAGCAGAATAATAATGGTGCGTAATTAATTCTGCAATCTCATCCGTTTCAAACGATTAAATCCTGAACTTCCCTGACTGTCTGCTCAAAACGTCCGGTCTCCAGTTCAACGCCAATCGCACGACGCCCGAGCGCCAGTGCAGCTTTTACCGTTGAACCTGAGCCCATAAAAAAATCTGCAACCAGGTCACCCGGACGACTGCTTGCGCTGATTATCTGCTGCAGCATTTCTGCCGGTTTTTCGCACGGATGTTTCCCGGGATAGAACTGCACCGGTTTATGTGTCCACACATCCGTGTACGGCACCTGCGCCGTCACACCAAAATACCGCCGCAGATGCTTATATTCACTCTGCAGCTCCACATACTGCCGGTTCAGTGACGTATACGTATCCACCAGCTGGTGGTGGGGCTTTTCCAGTTCACCGCGCTGATGTTTCTCTTCTGCCACCCGGGCAAACAGCGACTGTAATTTCAGATAATCGCTTTCGTTCGGTAGCTGCCACTGACTGGCACTGAACCAGTGCGACACCATGTTTTTCTTTCCTGTGGCATCTGCAATCTGTTTTGCCGTTATCCCCAGGGCCGCGCGCGCATCACGAAAGTAAGAAATCAGCGGGGCCATCACATGCTGTTTCAGTGCACTGCCCTTCGCCGCATACCCGGCATCTTTCGGACGATACGGCCCCTGATAATGTTCCGCGAACAGAATGCGCTCTGTGGCGGGGAAATACGCCCGCAGGCTTTCCTTGTTGCATCCGTTCCAGCGTCCGGACGGCTTCGCCCAGATAATATGGTTCAGCACACTGAAGCGTTCACGCATCATGATTTCGATATCAGATGCCAGGCGATGACCACAGAACAGGTAAAGACTTCCGACAGGTTTCAGCACCCGCCAGAACTGCGCCAGACACTGGTCCAGCCACTTCAGGTAATCATCGTCGCCCTTCCACTGGTTATCCCAGCCCTCAGGCTTCACTTTAAAGTACGGTGGGTCCGTGACTATCAGGTCAACAGAATTTTCGGGTAACGACCGGATAAATTCCAGGCAGTCGGCGTTGATTAACTCACAACTGGATATTTTTACAGTATTAAGCATGGATCATTAAGCCTGTCTCTGATAGGCTCATTCTGCTTTTGCGCAAAGCAGTGGGCCTGAGGTGTGCTTGTGAACCCAACGCATGAGCAGATGGCTGGTGGGTGCCCCTAACACCCACCAGCCGCCCATTTACCACAAATAAAAAAGCCTTCACTGCGGAAGGCGTCTGTAACAACCGAACTGATAGTCTGCCAGACCCGCCATAACCAGCTGGGTCAGTATTAACTGGCAGCGTTCGCGTGAAAGGTAAGTATTCTGCGCAATCTCCCCGACTGTCGCCGGGTCGTTAACGCTTAATTCATTAAACACCACTCTGGCGGTTTCTGTCATATCCTGCTGTTTTAGCATGTCTTTTTCCCTTTTCCGGTTAACGTGACACACCAATAACTCTTGTCGAAAAAGCCAGCAAGCTGAAAGACAGGTATTCACCGCCACCAGCGCGTTTACTGTACTGACGCGATTTCAGTCATAAAAAACCCGCCAGGCGGCGGGGTGTAAAAAATCTTCTAACGTCAGGCATAAAACGCCCATCGTTAGAGCAAATTTACCACAGATTCGGGAAAAATCAACAACACTATCGCGTTACCCTCTTTAACTGCCGCTCCGCCCATGCCTCTTCAATGTCAAACCGAACCACCAACGTATCGTAAAAGCGTTTCACTGATTTTTTCCACGTATCAAGCGTGATAGCACTCGTCACTTTGCATATGGCATTAAATGCCTCCGTTGATGGCAGCCTTTCACAGCCACGACCACCACAACGCTGGCAGTCTCTGATAACAGGCATACCACGTTTTACCGACTCTTCACGATGAATGGCGACACCACGCCCACGGCAATCCTTACAGGCGGTGGAAACCTCACCCTTTCCGCCACACTCCGGACAGGCAACTTTTACCACCTCCCTGACTTTTTTCCATTCTTCCCAGTAAGACGGATACACACCTTTCGTACACTTTGCCCATACCGGCGGCTTACCATCCGGATACTGGACCTTGTTTGTAAAAACTACGCTTTCAATAAATTTTTCCCCATAGCAACAAGGGCACTGCTTTTTACTCGCTGCGCTGCGGGCATAATCCTCAAAAGCGTACGAAGCCATAATGCGCATCACTACCGGTTTTATTTCTGCCGGGAGTTTTCTTAACGCCGCCACGCGATCACACCGACTGAGTGCATATTCTGTCAGCAATTCTGTTGCCCGCTCTCTGTCATTCATACTAATGCCCATTTTCCCAAGGAACGCAGAAAACCCCATCTCAGCCCGATTCTGTGTCATGCCCTGCGCGGCCATCACATCAGTGATACTCAGCGCATCTTTCGACGTTGAGGCCGATGCATCAGTCAGGCCGGGGGATTTTGGGGAGTAGTATTTCGGTAAATCTTCCAGTTTCATTTTTTGACCTGCCCTTCAAGCATTATGGGGTAAATCTTCACCCCCAGACGTCCACCAGATACTGGCTGAGCACGAACGATATTGATTTCATCAAACTGCTCATCGTCCATTAGCAACCCCGCATGCGTCAGCGCATCCAGCGGCGCTTTCAGAATATTGTCCAGGTCACGGCGGCGCTTATCCGGTGGTTCTGCAATAATTTTTATTGCCAACCTTCCGGACAGGCTTAATTTCAGCCGCTGCTGGCGAACAATAAGCGCCACTGCCCGGCGATAACGCTCCCCGGCTTTTGATACAAAATATGTGCTGCCACGACGACGCCAGTAAGTGTTCACCGTTGGCGGGTAAGGCAAAACAAATTCTATGCGTTCAGTCATTTATGCTTTCCACTTCAGAACACCCGAATTTCTCGCGTGCATTAAAAAACGAATCAGCAACAACAGCTGGCTGCCGTGTTTTTCTTCAAAATCTTTTACCCCGGCGTGTAGTTCGCTATGGCATTTACGGCACAGCGGAATAACAAACAAATCATCAGCCTTTGTTCCCATCCCTCCCAGTCCATGACCAATGATGTGATGCGGATCATCTGCCTGATTGCCACACGTCATGCATTTCTGCGTTTTTACCCAGCGCGTGTATACAGGCATCTCTTCCCGTTGTGATTTCTGGCGCTGGAGATACTGAGCCGGTGACTCCGGATCAACGGCAATGCTGACCACCGTCTTTTCCTGTGGCGGGTTTTGCTGGTGGGCGTGAGGCAGCGGCGCAAGATTTTTTGTGCGCTGCTTCAGTATGCTGGTGGCGGTCTGCTCTCCCGGTACGATGTCGCTTTCACGGTACATTGAGCGGATTTTTTCCGCACGCAACCCCAGCGAACGACGTAATACCGCTTCCGGTAGCGCGTCCGCCACCTGATTGCGGACCGCCCACCAGGATAATTCAGCCAAAGATAATTCACGCTCCTGCGTACCGCTTATTGCGTGACCGATGACGTCAATCATCCATGCTGACAGGTTTTGATGAGCAAGTTGCTCGAGTGATTCGGATGTCTGGTCACGCAGCTGGTTGTCGCAGTGCCAGCACAACACCATTGCGCCGGTACCATAACGGTGAATGACGGTTTCGCTGTGATGATAATCGCCGTGTGGCCACTGGCAGGATTTAATATGGCGCAACAGCCAGTCAGACAATGCACCAGCACCACCAGCAGCACGAATCACCCGTGCGTTACTGAAAAACGGCAGCAATGTTTTGTCTTCCACCAGCGGCTGGCGAGCGGCAGGAACGACCCCGGACGGCAGATTACGCATGCTTTTTGGTTCCGGCTCCACCAGTATTCTGCCGTTATGGAATGCTGACATTGATTCACGGCCTGGCTTAACGATAACCAGACCGAGTTCCGGTACCAGAACAGGTCGAAGTAATACCCGCACATTACCTCCAGATCCGTTGCTGGAATGTGCGGGACGGACGCGCTGGCCGTTCGGAGTAAGGGAGCCTGACGGAGATTATCCAGTGACGGTAGTCGAGGCTAAGGGCTTTTTTAACCTCGCATCCGCGCCTGCGGTAACACTGAATGAGCCATTCGGCCTGTTCTTCAGTGCATGGGGGATGCTGGTACCAGTCAGATTTGAATGCGTGAAAACACCGTCCGCGCCTGCTGGCAAAGACGGCAGAATCATCAGAATTGTATAATTTGGTATCGTGCGCCATCGGTTGTCTCTGCTGGCGCAGCAGGTGCCAGTTGTTCAGGCTGGCCTGTGGATTGTAAACCAGAATACGTAAAACAAAAACCCGCCGAGGCGGGTATGAATGAGAATTATTTTTGTTTTATGGTAAATGAAATAACATTGTCAGAATGAATCATATCTGATTCTTTAAATCGTGTAATTGCAGATAACTCATTTAAAGGAAGAGCAAAGATATCAGTTAACTCAGTTACCTTTATGATTGAATGCTTATCAAGAAGTAAAAGTAACTTATTAAGTAACTCAGGCTCTTCTTTTGGGATTGCATCATCTAACGGCTCCCTACGATGGAATGGCGCTAATTGCTTAAATATATAGCTTTTCTGATTATCGCTAATTAACTTAAGGCTATGACTCCTCATGGCAATACTACCGATAGATGTAATCCAACGTAGTTTTAATCGTTCTAACGCTGATAAATTTGGACTATAAAATTCACGCCCGAAAGTCGTGGCTGGCATTAAAAAGCTGGAGGCAAAATAATCGGCCTGCAACTCCACTAGGTCGAATAATTCTTTATCATTCAGGTAGTCATCCTCCACTGCCCTATGCATAATTAAATGGCCAAGTTCATGAGCAAGACTAAATCGCATGCGAACAGCCGTCTTCGAGCTATCTAACATAATTAAAGGCCGCCCATTATGCCAGAACGAAAAGGCATCAACTTTCTCACCAGAAGGTAAATGAGAAACCACGATTCCTTTATTTTCAACAAGTCTAGTTAAATTGAGTATTGGACCATCACCTAACCCCCAAAAACGCCTTAATTGGGTGGACATATCCTCAATATCAGATAGAGACAGAACCTCAAAATCAATAATATCGAATTCAGGCAGAACCACATCTGGTAATTGAGCATATTTTAGACATTCATCCAATATTAATGCCGCCCAACGCCCACGTGTTTTCCCTGTAACTCGAGCCTTTTTGGTCGCAGTTGAACGACTTCTAAAATGAATCGCCCCCTCCAGAGATGGAGAAGCACTGGAGGCTAAGAAAAATCGTTCTGGAAATCCTAACACCTTGGCTATTGCAGAAAGTGTATCAGCAGAGGGAGACTTCAACCCCTTCTCAAATGACGAAATAGCTTGTCTTGAAATATTGAGCACTCTGGCAAGTTCAGCCATCGTCAACCCTTTTGCCTCTCTTGCCTCCTCAAGGCGACGAGGATTAAACGATTTATCAGTAAATGGTGTTTGTGCGATATTCATGCTCATGATTGCTGTGATTTAATTATTTGCTCGGTAAGAATCTTGATTTTATCTTCAATCTCAGAATCCACATTTTCTGCTTCAACTTCTACCATCGTCATAATTGGTAAAGACTCAGTATAAAGAATCCCGTAATTATCCGAAGAAGGAACAGTTAAATTCAGTTTGGACAAGTGCTGATTACTGCCATCATGTAACATATAAACATGTCCACCAGACGCTCTCCCATCCAGGGAGTCGGCATTTTCATCCCCAAAATTCAATTCATAATTTTGATTAGCGTAAACAGCTCTATACAATGCCTGCTTAGGAAGTGGCGCATTACCCGATAAATGATGTGCCGTCATTTTCCAGTTGTTCGAGTGAATCGCAATGTGTTTACAATTTTTAGCAGCATTGCTACCGACTTCAAAATCCAGCCCCACACGCTTAGCCGCATTCTCAAGCAATGCATCGGCATAAAACCAGCGCAAATATGACTGTGCTTGAGCCCAAAAAGAACCAAACTCTTTTGCCTTCATATGCGAATGAAGATAAGCCTGTGCTAACGCGATCGAAAGCTCTTTGCGGCACTCCTTGTCATATGCTTCTAACAACTGTTGAGATAAATTCTGCATGACCGTAATATCCTTGTTGTTTTGGTGTCAACCATATTTCCATTTAACATAGACTTTGTCAACCAGATAGATGCTAGAAAAACCCGCCGAAGCGGGTTAAGCGCGGGTGCATTGAGGATGCCTGACTCATCAGAGGTGGCGAGGGATTTCTCCCCCGCCAGGTCTCTTACTCCTCAGGTTCGTAAGCTGTGAAGACAGCGACCTCCGTCTGGCCGGTTCGGATTCGTACCTCGCAGAGGTCTTTCCTCGTTACCAGTGCCGTCACAATGACGGTTAAACAGATGACGATCAGGGCGATTAGCATCGCCTTTTGCTGCTTCATAGCCTGCTTCTCCTTGCCTTTCGGCGCGTAAGAGGCTAACCTAGATTTGCCGTTCATAGATTGAGCCTCAGATTAATGTTAAGCGTCTTGCAGGACGCGTAATGTTAACTGGGGCTTTTCTCTATCTGCCTTTTGGTGTTCATGCCTGAGACAGATAGCCTCAAGCACCCGCTGCAATTCTACTTAACTCTCCTTTTCCCGCAAACCGTTTTTATCCCCAGCGGCAAATCGAATACACCACCAGCGCCACCGCCATCGCAATTCCTACCGTTGTTAATGCTTCAGGCCAGGTCATCGTAAAATATCCTCCACGCTTATCAGTCCGTTCCGCTCCAGATAACTCATCGCCTTATCCGGTAATTTGCAGTCTGGCTTCGCTTTCCTCAGTTGCCAGGTTAACTGCTTTACCAGCATGGTTAACTCATCGACCAGACGCTGATATCCCACTGGTTTGTATTCATGCAATTTACCGGCTGGCTCTGCTGCCAGCGATACCAGTGCGATTTCCAGAACAGCAATATCCATCTTATATGTGCGGATGATGTCATGGTCGATTGTGCCCGGTATGCACAGTCTCTGTGCTTCAATAGTCTCCTCTGCGTGAGCTATTAACTGCTCTCTGGTAAAAGTCGTCATGCCGTAGCCCCTTCTTGATATTTTTCAAACCAGAACACAACCGGCTCTGCTTCCAGCGATGCCAGCGCAATCCGTGCCAGTTCCATTTGTTCACCACGGGTAAGCCCGTTTTCAAGCGGGTTTTTAATGAACAATTCAATACGTTCTTTGGTAATAGTGGTCATGTGTTACTCCTTAACCCGCAGTGCTTTCAACTGATGAGGGGAACAAAATCTTTTCATCAAACCCTGCATTCATATCATGAACAGCAACACACCAATCCATCGACGAACGATTATCAAGAGCCTCCATGATTTCATCCATGCGGCGTAGGTCATACAGGTAAATGCTTTTATCGCCAATGGTGTAAAAGCCAATTTTTTTCGGTGATGGACAGCGATCAAGAACTTCCTGTAATTCGTTCAACCATGCCCGTTCTTTTTTTGTCAAAGTTGCCATATCAGTTTTCCTTATACGGATTAATTTTATTGTGCAGTGTGTTGAACGACGCCCATACAACGTCGGTATACAATTCAGTAACTGGCTCAATTATTTTCCCGATTGCCCAGACAAAAATTAGAGGGGATATCGGTATCATCAATACGATAAACAGAATGAGAAACAAAAATTCTGTCGCTCTACTTTTTTGCGGATATTCTTTTCTGAATAATGTAGTCATTTCTTACCGCCCTTTCGGGCGGCCTCCCGACATTAATCGTTGTGGTAACTCATGGCTTCATTTGCAGCATCAACCGGATCAACTTCCCACCAGCAATAATTTGGTGCGTTTCCTTCAGGTGTCCACGGTTCTAATTCATTTTTTGCCACATTCTCGTCGCCAGTAATTTTAAAAATCTGTTCAGAGAATTTTTTCACCCACTCGTTATATTTTTCAGTGTTAATAATTTTCTGTGTATTTGACATAGATATACCTCCAGTTAAGGATTAAATTTTATTTACAGTGCTGAACTTAATTATTCAGATTTGGATTATGCTTTCTCTTCACGAAGTTCCGATTGTTAATTTGGCTCACAACAGCACCTTCTGAAAATTACCCTGATAAAACGACAATATGCGCTGCATAACTTCGCTCTTCCGGCACTCGCGACAGATTATGTTCTGACGCCTGTCGTAGCGACGTATTTCTCCGTCAGGTAATGACCAGATAAGGTCCGGATCAACCGCAGATGGTTTCTTCAGCTTTGCCCTTGAGAGCTTTTTACGGGCATTTTGCCAGTCCTTACGCGCCTGTTCAGACGGGAATAACCCGTAACCAGAGTTGTATACATCGCCACTGGCAACCAGCTCTCTGGCCAGAACGCTCATCAGATATCTTGTTGCCCCAGTTTTAGTTTCCAGTTGTCGTAACGTCTCGCGCCCACTCTGGCGTACGAGTTCAACAACCTGCCCTTTAATTTTTTCCCGCTCTTCTTGTGTAAAAACTTTTGCCACAAGCCCTCCTGAAAATTACCTCATGACCAGAAATTAACACTTACCCCCTGAAGCCCGGCGGAATTTCAGTGTCCGGTTCAGAAATGTGATTCACGCAACGCTGCGCAGGCGAACGCCCCAGGCGGATAACCAGTTCATCCCATTTTTCCCGGAGTTTTGCCGGACTCATGATGTTTTTTACCCAGAACGAATCCCGCTGGAGACGCCCAAACATTTCACAAATTTGTCTGTGAGTTCTGCCATCCAGCATCCGCATTGTGCGAACGTCATTGGCCCATGCTGTCCAGTTGGGTTCTTTCGGTCTAGTGATCTCGCCATCATCGCTGGCCGCCTGCTCGTAAAGACTCACGATTCGTCCCCAGATCCACTGTGCGCACACCAAATCTTCCTGACTTCCCCACTGGCGTTTTTTCGCACTGAACACAACCGCGTCAGGGTGTCGGGTTAAAAAATCCTGTTCAGCCGTCTGCGGGTCCGGTTGCGAAGCGTCCGGACAAGAAGATCTTTTATCTGACGGATCAGGTTTTAATACTGACGGATCGGGGTCAATCATCGCCCCCCTAATCGGCAGTTTTTTATCAACAGTTGATCCATCAAAATTTGACGGGTCAACCGTTGAGGGGTCAATATTTGACGGGTCAACTGTTAACGGGTCATTTTTTGCCGGGCTAATTTTTCTTTTCGGTTTATATGACTCACGCGCCGCCGCCGCAGCTGCTTCGAGTTTTTCCACATTAAGCCGATAGATATTGCTTACATTACGCCCACCGACCTTACGCTCTTCCTTCGTCAGCCAGCCCTCTTTCGCCAGTTCTGCAATAGCCGATTTCACTGTGGATTCACTTCTTGCACCGATCTGACGCCGGATAGTTTCAATGGCAGGCCATGACACGCCCTCGTCATTGCTGTAGTCTGCAAGACGGGCCATAACCGCCACCCTGGATAAGATCATGCCGGTGAAGGCGCACCCTTCCCAGACAAGACCATGAAGCTTGCTGCTCATAAAACCCCCGAACACCGTGCTTTTAGTGCATCACCACAGCATTCCCTGCCGGGCCGCCGCGATTCATCTGGTCATACAAAACAACCGCTGACGCAACAAAATCATCGACATCCTTCACCAGCCGATCCCTCCGTTCGACGATCTCACGGTAATATTCAGAACTGTGGCTGCGCATACGGGCCACCAGCAAAGGCGGCATCGCCTTTTCGATCGCCGGTAACAGAGCCTGCATTTTTTCAACAGCATCAGGGGTGTCTTTATCCAGCCAACGGAAAATTTTCTGGGTATTACGGGCCAGGGCTTCCGGATGGCTATCGTCGTACAGTTCAGGGAACGTCATCCCCAGTTCGAAATAAGTCCGGGCTATTTCAGCTGCAGGAACTTTCTCACCATCAGGGTATGCCCAGGCATTCATCGCCATGCGGATGTGCTCATGTTTGATTTTCATGAATCAACTCCCATCAGCTTTTTCGTAGTAGTTTTATTCCTGCCAATAGTTAAAATTGCATCGGCAGAAAATAATCCGTTTGATGCAAGAGCGATTTTTTCAGCGTAATTTGTTTCGCCGGTATATTCTGTGCGAGGCAATTTTCCGTTATCCATCCATTTATAGATTGCTCTTTGGCTGACACCACAAACGTCGGCCACAACAGCAACGCGAACAGTTTTGATTACATCTTCAAGTGTTTTCTGGTTCATATCACCCTCACAATGTGAACTTTGAGTACACGCTATAACAGAACTGACAGTACATTCAAGAGCGAATATCATTGAACTTATGGTTCATGAAGATAAAGCGCGTAAAGAGTTCGCCAGTAGGCTTGCGCTAGCCTGTGAAAACGCTGGTTATGAACAACATGGAAGGCAGGCAGAAATTGCCCGTCGAATGAAATTAACACCAAAAGCGGTTAGCAAATGGTTTAATGGCGAAACAATTCCTCGCCGGGAGAAATTAAGGGAATTAGCAACACTAATAGGAACAACACCAACCTATCTTTTGGGAGAGGATACAGAAGAAAGTGGACAGGTACGTTTCTATCAGGAGTTAAATCCAAGACAAAAAATCATCATTGACCTTCTGGACGAGCTCCCTGACAGTGAGACAGATGAACTTTTAAAAACTCTTGAAGAGAAAAAACAGAAGTACAATGCAATTTACGAAGAGTTAGCACGAAAGAAAAAACAAAAAGCCTCTTAAACCAGCATAAATCCGGTAGCGCCTTCCTCCGGGTTTGTGCTTCACTTTATCCCATCTCATTTTTTTACACACAAAATGTACTAAAAGTACTTTACAACAATGAACGCAAAGTACATTATATGCCTACCACCCACCCCGCCCCACAGAATGCAGGGCAATACTTCGAGTTACCAGGCAGTGGTCAGGGGTTAAGTAGCCAGCCCGAGGCGTAAGAACATGACGGCAGGGTTCAACTTTAATAACTATGCAGCAGGTTTTTGTTCCGCTACCCCGGCGTTAAGGGGAAATGAGGTCAACATGGATATGCTCAATCTTGGCAACAACGAATCTCTGGTGTACGGCGTGTTTCCCAACCAGGACGGCACATTCACCGCGATGACGTATACCAAAAGTAAAACGTTTAAAACCGCAGCTGGCGCGCATCGCTGGTTAGCAAGAAACACTGACTGATGAGGTTGACGATGGAATTTAAAGATTTACCTCCTTCAATCCAGGAGATTGCAGCACACACACTTCGTCATCGTCTGAACGAACTTGAATTGGAATCGGTAACAAAAAAAGACACTGATAATATGGCTCGTAATGTGCGCGATGCGTTTACTGGGCTGTTTTCAGATACAGCTTTAAATATCCATGGCACAGAGGATACAGCAAAACAATTTGCAGAAAAAGAAGTGGAAGATCCCAGTTCAAAGAGCCAGAAACAGCCAAACAACCATGAAATTAACGAACTGCTTCTGGCAACAGGCTTCATAAATATTAACGAATATGAACGCCGTAAAAAAATGTTATCTGATTAATCCATCAAGATATCTTTTTAGCATCAGCGTTTCTACGTTATTAAAACCATCAGATTTTAACATAGCTTCGATTCGCTGATTTAAATTGCCAACTAACTGTTGATACTGAGTAGATGGAAGCATGTGTACCAGCTCCTTGAGAACACAATAACATGCACCAAGTTTTAACTCCTGCTCTGACATTTTATCCTCCATTGAGGTTACTGGTTGAGAATGGAGACCTCTCGTGACAGCGTGTGGTCGTGCGCCGGACACGGATAAGAATCCGGCACTGACAGTTTACTGAAAGGATATTTCCCTGAAAAGTCAGACCATAACGCGAAAGCGCACGGCGAGGTAGCTGGTTCATAGATAGCCTGTCGTTAAATTTTCGTCGACCGTGCGCTTCCGGTTGTGGCAATCCGCGAAATGGCGCGGCGGTAAGTATGGCGGGGTTATTCCTTCCCCCGTTGAGGACACCGGGTTGTCAGGTTGACCATACGCTTAAGTGACAACCCCGCTGCAACGCCCTCTGTTATCAATTTTCTGGTGACTTTTGGCGGTATCAGTTTTACTCCGTGACTGCTCTGCCGCCCTTTTTAAAGTGAATTTTGTGATGCGGTGAATGCGGCTGAGCGCACGCGGAACAGTTAAAACCAAAAACAGTGTTATGGGTGGATTCTCTGTATCCGGCGTTAATTGTTAACTGGTTAACGTCACCTGGAGGCACCAGGCACCGCATCAACAAAGTTCACTTCGGTGATGAAAGGTAAGAGAAAATGTTGAATGTAGCTATTGAAAACCAGAACGGGTGGAATTATAGTGCACCTGCACCTCATAAAACGGGTGCCGGGCGTGGAAACCCGAAATCATTCACGGCGCATAACCGCGCTCAGGCGGTTTTTTTATGCGTTAAGCACAGCCACATTCGCATTATGGTGGGGCGTGCAGGGCAGCCGCAAGGCTGGCCGGGTTCCGTGATGACCGGTATTTCCACCCCTGTACGTCTCACCACCCTTATGGTCGTGGAAAACCTCGGTGGTGAGTTAATCAAATTCATCGCGGAGGCTGCCATCATGGCTACTATCCTTACCCTTTCTCACCCTGACGTAACCATCGAAAATGGTCGCGCTGTCACTACGTCTGTTGCGATCGCCGAGTTCTTTGGCAAACGCCACGAACGAGTGTTGGATAAAATTCGCAATCTGGACTGTTCAGCAAAATTCACTGAGCACAATTTTGTGTCGAGCGAATACACCGACTCAACCGGGCGCAAACTCCCAATGTACCAAATCACCAAAAACGGCTTCGTTTTCCTGGTGATGGGGTTCACAGGTAAAAAAGCCGCAACTTTCAAAGAAGCCTACATCGCTGAGTTCGATCGCATGGAGGAAGAACTGCGCCAGAATAACGCCCCGTCTCCCGACAAAATGATTCACGGGGACGGACGCACCCTGGTTATCCGTCTCGACGAACACGGCAATATCAAATTCACTGAAACCGTTCCTGACGGCGCAATGGTCTGCACCCTGGATACCTTCCGGTTTTATCTGGAGAAACAAGGATGGACTCTTGTAAACCGGAGCGCAATTAAAAATATGACTGTGGAGCAATTGCTAAAAATTCATTGTTGAGGACGCGATAATGGAAACGTCACTACCAAACGTTAATACGTCTGACGGGTGCTTTAATATTGGTGTTCTGCTCAGTAACAGGGATTTCACCGAGGATGCAATCAATATGAGAAAATATGAACCCTACCTGCTGAATGACAATTCCATACTCTCCAGAATTGCCCTTCTTAAACTCGGTATTTTCGGAGAGTGGCGATGAACACATTATTCGTACTCATTCTGACTGTACATCTCAATACTGGTGAGTCGCTTGATGCAATCACCGGCATGTACAACTCAATGAAAGAATGCATGGCTGCCGCAGCGGAACAGAAAATTCCCGGCAACTGTTATCCGGTCGATAAAGTTATTCACATGGACAATAACGAAATCCCGGCAGGATTAAAAACAGCGCCGTAATTAATATCCAGTTTCATTTTTATATGCCAGCAATGGCAGGGATTTGTTCACCCTTAAATCTGTAATGAGGTAAAACAAAATGAGTAAAGTCTTTATTTGCGCTGCTATTCCTGATGAACAGGCCATAAAAGAAGATAGCGCTGTTGCGGTGGCCACTGCCATTGAAGCTGGTGATGAGCGTCGCGCACGCGCAAAATTTCATTGGCAATTTCTGGAGCAATTCCCTGCAGCTCAGGACTGCGCTTATAAATTTATTGTCTGTGAGGATAAACCCGGCATACCCCGCCCTGCCCTCGATTCCTGGGATGCTGAATATATGCAGGAAAACCGCTGGGATGAGGAGTCTGCTTCCTTTGTCCCGGTTGAGACTGAATCAGATCCGATGAACGTCACTTTTGACAAGCTGGTCCCTGAAGTACAGAACGCTGTCATGGTTAAGTTCGACACATGTGAAAACATCACCGTTGATATGGTTATTAGCGCACAGGAATTGTTGCAGGAAGACATGGCAACATTCGACGGACATATCGTTGAAGCGTTGATGAAAATGCCAGAAGTTAACGCCATGTATCCGGAGCTTAAGCTGCATGCCATCGGGTGGGTTAAGCATAAATGTAAGCCTGGTGCCAAATGGCCCGAAATTCAGGCAGAGATGCGCATCTGGAAAAAACGTCGCGAAGGTGAACGCAAGGAAACCGGAAAATACACGTCTGTTGTTGATCTCGCCCGCGCCAGAGTCAATCAACAGAACACTGAAAACTCAGCAGGAAAAATCAACCCAGTCACTGCCGCCATTTGTCGCGAATACAAGCAGACATGGAAAACGCTGGATGAAGAACTGGCCTACGCTCTCTGGCCTGGCGATATTGATACCGGAAACATTGACGGCAGCATCCATCGCTGGGCAAAAAATGAAGTTATCGACAAAGATCGCGAAGACTGGAAGCGCATTTCCGCATCAATGCGCAAACAACCCGATGCCGTTCGCTACGACCGTCAGACTATTTTTGGCCTTGTCCGTGAGCGTCCGATCGACATTCACAAAGATCCCGTAGCACTGAACAAATACATCACTGAATACCTGACTACCAAGGGCGTGTTTGAAGATGACGAAGGAACAAATCAGGGCACAGCTGGTACTCTCCCGTCACCAGTACCAGAAACTGATGCAGTGGAAACGGCAATGCCGGACAACGAAAAAACCGAATGCGAAGTGGAAGACGAACCATCTGTAGAGCGTGAGGGACCGTTCTACTTCCTTTTCACCGATAAGGACGGCGAAAAATACGGTCGCGCAAACAAACTTTCTGGTCTGGAAAAAGCACTGGCCCTGGGAGCTACGGAAATCACAAAAGAGGAATACTTCGCACGTAAAAACGGTACATACTCAGGTTCACAACAAAATACTGGTGCATCTGACACGACCGCACAACCAGAGCCAGTAAAAGTTACCGCTGACGAAGTAAACAAAATTATGCAGGCAGCCAATATCAGCCAGCCTGACGCCGATGAACTGCTTGCAGTATCACGTGGTGAATTTGTTGAAGGGATTAGCGACCCGAATGATCCGAAATGGGTTAAGGGGAACCAGACCCGCGATTCTGTGAACCAGAACCAGCAAGAAACGGAACAGAACGACCAGAAAGCGGAACAAAACAGCCCAAATGCGTTACAAAACGAGCCAGAAACGAAACAGCCTGAATCAGTGGCGCAACAGGAAGTGGAAAAAGTCTGCACCGCCTGCGGTCAGACCGGCGGCGGCAACTGCCCTGATTGTGGCGCGGTAATGGGCGACGCAACATACCAGGAAACATTCGATGAAGAGTATCAGCCTGAAGTTCAGGAAGATGATCCAGAGGAAATGGAAGGCGCTGAACATCCACACAAGGAGAACACTGGCGGCAATCAGCATCACGATAGCGATAATGAAACTGGCGAGACGGCAGATCACTCAATTAAGGTGAACGGTCATCAAGAAATCACATCCACCAGCAGAATGTGGCACCACATGATGATCGACCTTGAAACCATGGGAAAAAATCCCGATGCCCCGCTTATCTCAATAGGTGCAATATTTTTCGATCCGCAAACCGGAGATATGGGGCCGGAATTTAGTAAGACCATCGATATGGATACTGCTGGCGGAGTCATTGATCGTGGCACCATTAAATGGTGGCTTAAGCAATCACGGGAGGCGCAATCTGCCATTCTGACCGATGAAATCCCGTTAGATGATGCACTGCTGCAATTGCGGGAATTTATCGACGAAAACTCCGGCGAATTTTTTGTTCAGGTCTGGGGAAATGGAGCCAACTTCGACAACACGATTTTGCGCCGTTCATACGAACGGCAGGGGATCCCCTGCCCGTGGCGTTACTACAACGATCGCGATGTACGCACAATCGTTGAGCTGGGAAAAGCCATGGACTTCGATGCCAGGGCGGCTATTCCATTCGAAGGTGAGCGCCACAATGCGCTGGATGATGCCCGTTACCAGGCAAAATACGTTTCAACTATCTGGCAAAAACTGATCCCGAATCAGGCTGATTTTTAATGTTCAACCCCGGTCGTTGCCCACCAGCTATAGTGGCGGCGACCATGATTAGCGAACGACGCTCATGGCAAGACTTATTCTGCTCACTGAGTGGGCAAAAGAGGAATTCAGTGAACCGGTCCCTACTCCGAGTACGTTAAGTAAATACGCTAAAGCCGGAATGATATTTCCTCTCCCCAAAAAAGTTGGAAGACGCTGGCGAGTGGATCCGCAAGCTCGCTTTGTCGGAATGGTAAACAAGCCGGAGGTGATCGCCACAGATCACCCTGCTTTGAAGAGGATACTGGAAGATGGCGCGCCCGCGAAAATATAAAACCGATGTTCCGGGATTATCTCCGTATTTTGACAAAAGAAATAACAAAGTTTACTGGCGTTACAGGCATCCCATAACAGGCAAAAATCACGGTCTCGGCAGTATTGACCAGAAACTGGCAGAAACTATTGCAGCAGAAGCGAACAGCCGTCTTGCCCGGCAGCAAATGGAACAAATGCTCAGTCTGCAGGAGAAAATTATTAGTGATACCGGCGGTTCATCAACCGTTACCATTTTTCTGAATAATTACAGAAAAATTCAACAGGAAAGATATGAAAACGGCGAGATCAAACTCAACACGCTGAAACAGAAAGCGGCCCCTCTCAGGGTATTTGATGAACGTTTTGGCACCAGACCGTTAGATGCCATAACCGTAAAAGATGTGGTATCAGTACTGGAAGAGTACAAGGCCAGAGGACATAACAGAATGGGACAAATTTTCAGGAAAGTACTGATCGATGTTTTCCGGGAAGCTCAGCAAACGGGCGATGTCCCGCCAGGCTTTAACCCTGCAGAATCGGCAAAAAAACCGCAGGTGCGGATATCAAGACAGCGACTGACTTTTGATGAGTGGATGATGATTTATAACGCAGCGGAAAAGGATGGTTACTTTTTACAGCGCGGTATGCTGCTGGCACTGATGACAGGCCAGCGCCTTTCAGATATTTGCAAAATGCAATTTTCGGATATCCGGGATGGTTATCTTCATGTCGAACAGCAAAAAACAGGAACCCGGATTGCCATCCCTCTGGCTCTGCGTTGCGATAAATTAAATCTCACCCTGGATGATGTGGTGTCATCCTGCCGCGATTGCGTTCTTAGTCCGTGGCTATTGCACCACCATCACGCGAAAGGGACAGCTAAGCGCGGCGGGATGGTTAAGCCAGCAACATTAACCGTTGCATTTAAAAAAGCCCGGGATTCTGTGGATTACAACTGGCGTGCTAATGGCACCCCTCCCTCTTTCCATGAGCAGAGATCTTTATCAGAGCGATTGTTCAGAGAGCAGGGGGTTGATACCAAAATTTTGCTAGGCCATTCGAATCAAAAAATGACCGATATTTACAACGACGCACGCGGTAAGGAATGGAAAAAACTGGTCATTTGA